TAATGACATTCTCTACATAGGGTTATACCATTATCTATATCTGTTCTTAAATCTGCATTATCAGCGTAGTTATATAAGTGATGAGCATGAATTTTTTGTTTTCTTGTGGCTTTCTTACCGCAACATTGACATAAATAATTATCTCTTTTATAAACATTGAGTCTCCATGAATCATAACCCTCTATAATTCTGTGTTTTTTCCTATCTTCATCGGTCATATTTATATTATAATGAGGACTATCTTTTCCTCTTGGAGTGGTTTCAATATGAATTTCTCTTACACAATATATACAACCATTGCCACGTTCATATCTAGCAGCTTTAGAATTACATGTTTGCTCTCCTTCTTTTTCATGTTTTAAACATATAAACCTTAATATAGAATCTGCGTTTTCATATTCTTTTTCAGTAGATAATAATTTAAAATTACTTTTTATAAAAGCCTCTTGTATTATTGTAAAATCTTTTCTCAAAGCTTCTTTTATTTTAGTGCCTGTGCCTGGAGTTTGTGATGGGAAATCTACACCATATCTATTTCTAATAATATCTTGTTGTTTTAAAAATTTACAAGATAAACAACAATCTTTATCAATTTCGTGTCTACCTCTATTAAATCCTTGATATGTTGTAAATATATGCTCTTCTTTACAGTAATCACATAAAGCTTCAACGGTAATTTTACTATTAGATAATAAATCATTCACTTTTATTTTAAGAGTTGTTCCTTCTTTAACATGCCATCTATGATGCCTTTTATCATATTCCTTTGGTATAATGTACCCTTTAGATTCGTAATATGAATCTGTTTTTTTACCTAATTTTACTGCCACTTCTGTCGTTAATAACATAATACATTTCTCCTTTGATTTTTAAAATTTGATATAATAAAAGCAGTCACCCTTTAAGCAACCGCTTATATTCATTGAGTTTGTTTAAAAAATCTTCTGTTTCATTAAAAACATAGACATTTAAATCTGTATTACCTTTATTTCTTTTTGATATATCTTGAAGAATAAAATTCTGAGTCATCATCCATCCTGCGCAATGATTGTTAAAAACTAAATGTTTCTTCATTCCTTATCTCCTTAATTTGATATTATATTTGATTTATCAAGCTGTACTAGGCTTTGGTTGTTTTCCTGTGGCGCTTGAATCCTTGTTCGCACCCGGAACTTCTGGTGCACCTCCACCATTATCTCCTTTTGCTTGAGTATTAAAAGATGCTGGCACTTCAAATATTTCTTTATCTCCATCTGACTTTTCTTTTTTCTTGCGTTCTTTTTCTTGGTCGTAGTCATAGCCGAGAGTATTAATAGTTGTAGCATATGAGGTAAGTCCACTTTGAAATAATTTCAATACTTCATCTTTCATAGTTTGATCATCTTGAATTGATACTTTGTCAAATACAAAAGTTGGAACTTTATTTTCTGCGATTCTCCATTCTATTGCTCTTTTTTTCATAATCTTCTTTAGAAATTCTGCAACATTCTTTTGATTAGCAGAAATTTTTTTTTCAGCAACAGATACATTAATTGTTGCACTTGCGAAGTTAGAACCAGTGGAATCTCCTGTTACAATTATTGCACTTAAACCACAACTCGCCAAAATAGAAGTATTAACTTCGTCATATTTTGCTTTATCAAACATATTTTTAGTATCGGTTGAAACCCAATTTGCAGAAACCACGTGTGAAGTTATTGCTAATGGATAACCATTAATTGCATTACGAAATATCAGTCCAACATCTTTTAAGATATCTGGAGAAGGAGAAGGCATAACACGTTCTGAGCCTACCTTAACATGTAGAAATGGCTTCATTCCTGCTGATAATTGGCTGTTTTCAAAATCTCCAATTAGATTTTTATTTGAAAAAGATTTTAGACATGAACTTATAAATGGAATACAATATTTTTCCCAACGAGATTTTACACCTTGCAAGGAATAACAATTATCAGGTGACAATTGCACCCATAAAGTACCCATTTTTATTCCATCGAGTATTTCAGGAGGGTATCCCTCATATTGTTTCAATAGGGTATTTATAAATCCTTCTTTTGCAATTGTATAATTTCTATTTCCAAATTCTGCAATCTTATATTCTAGTACAGGTTCACCATTAATACCTATAGAACTAACTCTGATTCTATGAGGAGGGAATATATCAAACCAGTTACCCCTATCATAAATATAACAATTTTCATATAGATTCAGATCATAAAATGAATCCCTAAGCAAATCGAAAATCCCCACTGATTCAAAATAATCCATATACTTTTGCTTTATTTTTTCAGATGCACCCATAAGTTTCCATCCAGATAATGAGAATGGAGTTAATATCTTTTTTATTGCGTTTCCATATATTGGGTCTGCATCAACATAATAATTACAAAGTTCAAATATTTTATATATATTATCTTGTTTATTTTTTAAAATCTGATCGACATTGTAACCTTTAACATCACCATTAGATGAATATCTATTTTCATATACAGTAATAGGTTTACCCCCATCTCCTTGATATGATTTCATATCGAATCCAAGAGAATATTCTGGGATTACTACTTGAATATGTTTCACTTGTTTCTGTGCAATTGCTGTTTTCTTTTTACTTCTTGACATATAGTCACCTCCTAATTATAAGGTTGTTTTATTAATTCCAAGTCATTGCTATGCCCATACACATACCTTCAGTATTATTATTATAACTTTCTCTGTTCTTCTCCTCTAACTGTGAAATATAATCCATAGCCATCCAAAGGGAAGAACATCTATCATTATGTTGTGTAGTCAAAGCCGTTTCATAAAAAGTTGATCCCTTTGTTGTAAGTTTAGGAATTATCGTAGAAAGTTCAAATTGTAATTTATCAGCTTCAAAGTACATTGTTATTTCTTCAATTAATAACTCTCTTGGTTTTGCTTTATCATTTTTATTTGAACCATCGAAAGTATCATCTTGTAATCTTCTTGCCTCGGAAGAGGGAATAGGTAGATGCAATGTTCCGTTTTCAAAATACAATTTAGTTTTTGTAACCATTCTATTATTGATATCATTACTTCCACGAAAAAATCTAACAATGGGAATTGCATTAGTACCAGTGTACCCAATATCATCTCTTACAAAAGGCTTATACTCTACATTGTCACACACATAAGGAAAATTTAGTAAACTTACGACTCCTTCGCCGATAGCATTTCCGTCAATAATAGTTGACTCTATGTTAGGAAACCTAATACAAGTTTTTCTTACTTCTTCTGCAAGTTTTTCTTGAGCATATCCGTGAAATGTTTTCATGTGGACTGCATATTTATGAAAAGTTCCATCACTTTTTTCAATGAATTTTGTCACCAATAAACTAGCATTATCTGCGCCGTCTTTTTCAGAAGTGGCTACATCTAATGAAAGTATATATCTTGATTTTGAATGAGCAGGTTGCTTTAATTCCATAAATTTCATATTCCTACAAGGCTCTGTAAGGTCATATGGAAAGAATGAACCATTCTGATTCCCAATGAAAATCGCACCATATTCCATGCTAAATAAACTTTCAAGCATATTGCTTTTTTCTTCTTCCACAAATGTTTTTTTAATAATACCAGTTCTAATTCCCGATTCATAATTTAAAGCACATGCAAACTTATTCGTATTACCTTTTTTCATGTCGTTAACATTATCTGTAAATCTTTTATATAAATCACATGTTTTCAAATATGCTGATTATTTTTCAAATAATTTCGAATCAAAATCTTAAAATTTTGTTCTCTTGCAACATCACGGGTGTATGACAACATTGGTCTTAAAGCCTTCTGAATTACAGTAGATTTTATAAGCCAACTTTCGTCAATATAAATTATTTTTTCCCGCAACCCAACTATGTTCTTACCATCTTTTTCCATGGCTTTGCATATTATTGTAGAATTATTTTTAAATTTAACTGTAGCTCCATCCTTCGCAATTCTCACAGGTAGGTGTATTTCCCTAGCAAAATTGACATTAACATTCGCAATATCTCTAATATAATTTGCTACGAGCATGGCTTGGCTAACATTACCAGAAACTACCAAAATACGATTGTCGCTGTATAAAATGCTCAGGGCACTCAATATCCACGCCATCTTCCATGTCTTACCATAAGAACGTGATTCTATATCAATTACATTCGTACAATTTCCACAATTCCTTGCAACAACTTTCTGAACATCTTTAAGTTCAACTGGTCTTTCAGGAGTAGAAAAATAATCTTCTATGAAAATATCTAAATGACTTCTCCAGAATAAAATTTGCTTTTCCCATTCTTCAGGATTTTCAAGGCTAGACTGCTTGACAACGTTGTGGCTATCTGGACTATCTCCATTAATATCTGTTCTAAACTGTTTATTTTGTTTCTTTTTAGAATAGTTTACTGCCATTAACTGTCACCACCTACGCTGCTTAAAACATGACGTAAATCGGCGTTAACCTTCTCAATACTATCATCTTCAAATATAATTTTCTTCTGAAGAAATCCTGTTTGTTCTAATTTTGCTACAATTTCACTTAGAGACCCTAAGCCAGCGGTATCGTTGGTCGAGCGTGTCTTCTGGTTAAATTTAGAACTTGTACACAAAGAGTCATAAATTGCTACCGCCTCTTTATATCTTTTATCCGCTCCATTTTCTCCATTTAAATATCCATTTCGATTTTTACGAACTATCAATCCAGCAACTGCAACATTCATAGCATACTCAAAATCATTTCCAGTCTTAAGATCATATTGATCTTGTGCTTTCTTATATTGATCCTCTAAATAAATAATTTCTTCTGCTGTAAAATCTCCTGCCCATTTTAAAGAATATGTTTTTCGTTCTTTTCTCTTCTTAATAGGAGTATTGTCGTATTCTTCATCCTCTAAATCAGCTTTTAGCTCTTTAATGTCCACCGAACTATCCGGAATAAACGCATACCAATTAACTTGATTCATCTGACCAAAATAAGCACTCGCTATTTTTTCATTGAGTATCTTTTTCTTCTTATCTTCACTCAATGAGTTGTGTTCAATATCTTCTTTAAGTTTCAATGTTATTTTATCTTCAGCCCACTTCCAAAGAACTTCATCAAACCTTCTTGAATTGGTACTACAATATCTCATCATTCCTTCTTTAGAAGACGCCATGGTTTTACTGCAAATCTTGCAGATTACGTCTCTTCCATGTTCTTTTGAGTTATCTCTATGGCTGTAATAAGACTCAAATTTTTTATTGTCGCCACATAACGGACACTTTTTACTTACAGATGCTACACCCACAGTAAATCTCTCCTTTATATATTATATTTGATTTGTTAGTTATATCCACAAGAATAAACACCTTAACAATAGACACCTTTTAAAATGTGCATTATTCTAAATATAAGGGGGTGGTGATTGTTATTAACGGAGTACCATCACCAAAGCTCCTGGAGCTGACAATAGGATTTGAACCTACAACTTGCACATTACAAGTGTGCTACTCTACCGTTGAGTCATATCAGCATATTAAATCTGCTTTTTCGGAAAGCAGCAAAACCTTTTGAGCCCTACAAACCCAAACTCAGGCTAGTATCGAGGTAGCTTCGACCATTTGGCAATCTAAGCACTTCTAAACACCTCTCTACTTTTTTAGAACAACAAATCCAATGTAGTTAGTCGTTCATGGAAGTTTGTATGATTGTGTATGCCCTTTGGCTTACTAAATATAAATGAGTCATAATATTTTAAGAATAAGTAGACAAAGGACTTTCACCTTTGCAGGACTTGATTGTTTAATCACCTAATCTCTACCTCTAGAAAGTAGTCAAGTCGTAGGTGTCATGCGTTTATATTTCGCCACTACTTATTAGTTCTTTAACAATAGTACGAAAGTCTTCATATATAAAGAATTTATAACTAAATTTAAAGAACTTGAGTTTAAAGTTTCCCACTATATGGTAGGGACTCTCCATAGATTACAACATTTGAACTCGACCTTTTATTAGTCGCATATCGAGTAGCGACATACTATTTACTTTAATTTATCGCATAAAGTAACAAAGGCTAGTATCTCAACAGATACACTAACTTTAAGTTAATATTAGAAAATAATCCTCCTCCTAAACCACATAAACCACATGATTTATGTCGCTATCAAAATATAAATTTCTGGCTCTCATTGTTACGCTTAATTATAATAGCATTATAAACAGAGGCTTGAGAGAACTGTTATTTAAAGAAGTGAGATAAATCTATAAGTGTATGTTTATCGCAAAACACTTTAGACCTTTCCTATTTGCGCTGCGATTCCCTAGGCGTTTTTAAGGAGTTCCCGTCTCAAAGGTAATCTCCGAACTGTTGTATTACCTTCATTACACTTTGTTAACTATCGTCATTACTCGTGCAACTTTTGTCCTTATCGGACTAAATAGCCAAGGTACAAAGCCCCTTGGTGTATGGCATGAATTTAAAGTTTCCATTTTCGAAGGCTGGATACACCTTGTAATATAAATAAGATTAAACCTATATTGCCTAGTATTATAGATTTTTTGCTATAGGGTTTTAGATGTTTCCCCTTATCATCGTCCTCGCACAGGCTTCTAGGTGCGAATAGGTATATAGCTTACATAGAATTAGACTGTTGGTAGGGCTGCACTTCCTACATACCTGTTAACTATCAATATAGATAGCGTGTCGGGAACATTTCCGATCCTCAACAGTCTTTTGTTTGACCTTACGTCTGCTATAAAACATTCTTCTATTGAACTTTCTTTATTTTTACTTAGTTGCGTTCTACAACTAAATCTTATAATTGAGCTTTCTTTATTTTTAATTTCTCACGCTCTATGAGAAAATCTTCTTTTAAAATAATATTATTAGGATGTACACGAGTCAAACGTGTTCTACGTATCCTTTGAAGGTGTGCTATCGTTACACTAACACCCATAGAAGCAGATTAGTTCTGAGACTCTAACCAAGCCTACTAACCTATGTATTTATTGTCTCTAGGTACAGAAGGAGACTGCTTCTGCTATCTCCATATTTAAAGTGTTTTCGCACTATTATAAACTTCCACTTGCAATCATGGAAGGCTGTAGATAAACATATAAATATATGCCTAAACTACCTCTTAAATTTTAAAACTGATTAAGTAGGTAGGGATTTGCACCCAACATGAAAACCTTACGCAGTCAATGGTGATCAACTCCAAAGGCGTTATAGGAATTACACCTCGATAGTTTCTAATGTTAATCAATCTAGCGTCTACTATTACCACGATGGTAAATATTCCGCCACTACTTAATTTAGTTTTATCCCAAAGATTATTATTTCGAGCCTTTAGCTCCATAAAGATATAAATTATAAAGACCCTTGTGTCACTGAACAATCAGCACCTTAACTCCCGCACTCTTTAAGAGAGTATACTAAGAAATATACTGGAAAGTGGGTTTATAATCATACTATAAAGGATAAGGCGAGGTGGCATTCTCGCATAACTCAGTCTGATAATCCAATCAAACTATTTTTAAGACTCGACACACAATCCATATAGGTTAGTTTGCATCAAGCGAAGTGTCTGCCTGTTTCACTTACTCAGTATCCTTTATTTTGTGCTACTAACACCTCTAAGCACATGTCTGTGTATCCCGTTATATACGTCTATATAACACTTCCTATAGTAATCACAGATTTCCCTTAAATTTCTATCTACTCTTCTTCATCTAAAACATCTTGATAAAAGTCTCTCGATTCTCTTGCTAAATCTCTTTTGCCTAATGAATAAGCATATTCGAAAATAGTATCTAAAGTACACTTAAGACATTCTCCATCTTCTATCATCTCTAAAGATAGAGAAACTACTTCTTCCTGAGTTAATTCTTCTTCTTCAAATTCTTCCGCACTACAACACTCTGAACATTCACACATAATCCTTATCTCCTTCTGCTATGGTAGCAACCCTATATTAAAATATTTCGTCCAAATCAGTTATAATCTTGTCGGCCACACCCAATGAAATTATTTCCTCGGACATTAACCACCAATCTTTTCTATAATTCTTTGTAAATAATTTATCAGTTATCTTTGTATTGGCAACTACGAATTCCTTAACTCTTTTTTCTTGTTTTTGTGTAAATTCAAAGTTATCCAATACTTTGTCGGTATTTCCCATAGCTCCTGTAGATCCTGCATGAATTAAAGCAGTAGTATCTTGAAATATGTATCTATGTCCTTTAGTGCCAGCCAATAACATTAATCCACCTGCGGAATATGTTTTACCCATACCTATTGTCCATACAGGTGTTTTAGAAAGCTGCATTGTATTTATGAAATTCATAACTGCTACAAGCTCGCCACCATCAGAGTTTATCAATACTTTTATAGGTTTTCTATCTTCAATAGGTATACCTTTATCTTGTCTATTCCATTTAATTATCATCAATGAAAAGTCAATTAAACTATCATCAATTTCACAATTCCAAGATATTTCCCTATTTAAGATTCTTTCATAATAATCTAATGTTTCGGGGTCAGGTAAATGTAATTTTGTTAAATCTCTTACCTCTGGTTCGAAAAATATATCCCAATTTGCTTTCATAATGACACCTCTCTTACTTTCCTTTTAATTTAACTGAACATCCTTAATTAATTCAACTTTACCTTCTGCCACAATAACTATTGTTTGTGATGGAAGGCTTGTACAACCAAAGTTTACAGAATAATCATTGTATCCACTAAGACATCCGGTGCTAATAATATATCTTCCATTATTCTCACTTTCTAGTTTGAAATTATGTAAGTGGCCTTTAAACAGAAGCGTATAGAATTGATTATCCATAGATATTTCACTCTTTATAAATTGTCTGCCATCATTAGACTTATCTTCTCCATGAACAAATTTACAATTTACTCCATTGATTACTTTTATGATTTCTTTATCTGTAGACTTTCTATCTATAACCTTTGCTCTTGCGTTCTTACTAATCTCAACATATTTACCCAACTGTTCTCTAATAATAACTTCTGCATTATCACCATCTAAGTTTGCTTTTTTATCACCATTCATTCTATCGTGATTGCCATAAATAGAATCATATTCAACATCGCAGAATTTACATAGAGCAACCATAAGTCTATAAATTATTTCAATTGCTTTATTGATCTGTTTTGATTGATTAAATTCACAGAATTGCGATTGATTAGCACGCATACTAATGTGTTCTATTACGTCTCCAGTATTTACCAAATAAATCTTCTTGATATTATACATTTCAATATATTTGTAACATTCACTAATC